CTGACCAAAGTCGATGGCGGCAATTACACCATCAGCCTAGAAAACGATGCTGGCACTGCAAGCGAAAGGCTCCGCATAGACAGCAGCGGCAACGTGCTGGTGGGTACGACGACAGAAGGCATTTCAGATTACGGTGACACGCTAACAATCGCTGACAGTGACCATTGCGGAATGACAATCCGCAGCGGCACAAGCAGCGAAGGCAATGTATACTTCTCTGATGGTACGTCGGGAGATGCTGAATACAAGGGCATCGTAAAATACGAACACAGCAGTAACGACATGTCGTTCTGGTCAAACAGCTTGCGCCGCATGACCATCGACAGCAGCGGCAACTTGCTGGTGGGTACGACTGACACAACACCGGCGAATAATAATGTAGTCGGCGTTTCAGCGAGTGGCAGTCTTGGCTCCTTGCAAGTGTCACGAGATGGCAGCACTCCGGTTGCAATAAACCGTAAGACGAGTGATGGCGACCTTGTGTCGCTTAAAAAAGACGGCAGCACGGTCGGGTCGATTGGCAGCTTTAATGGCAACGCTTACTACGCCGGTACGGGTTGCGGATTGCGTCCACGCACAGGTGACATATCCCCCACCAACGCGTCTGGCTCAACCAATGACGGTGGCGTTGATTTAGGCACTTCTTCTAACCGCTTTCAAAACATCTGGCTATCCGGCGGTGCATACTTAGGCGGCACGGCAACGGCTAATAAGCTGGATGATTATGAGGAGGGTACGTTTACGCCGACGCTTACTGGCAGCAGTAGTAACCCTTCAGTTACCTACTCTGGACAAGAGGGGCATTACACCAAAGTCGGCAATTTAGTTAACTTTATGATTCGTATCCACACTTCCGCATACAGTGGCGGCAGTGGCAACCTATACATTAGTGGGCTTCCTTTTGCGTCAAGTTCGTCATTGGATAGTTACAGTGGTGCTGTTGGTCTGAATTACCAGTTCTCAAGCAACTTAAACCCTATGGCTTGGACGATTGATTCCAACGCTTCGTTTTTGACGCTTTGGAAAAATGACAATTCAGCTACCGTGGTTGTAACAAGCGACGGCGCATCAAGTCTTCGCATAAGACTTCAGGGATTTTACTACACTTAACCCCACCAGCCGGTGCGGGTCGGACAGGTCGCAGCCAAGCGACGGTAAACAAAGGAGTAAGCAATGGCACTGACGGAAACATTTGAATACGACTGCGAGGTTCGTGGCCCATACAAGGCCGTACAGGTTCGCAAAGCCCGCATCATTATGGATGATGGCACAGAGATTAGCCGCACCTATCACCGGCACGTCCTGCAATGCCGCACCAAAACAGACGGCACTTGGGGCGACACCGACATCAGCGGTGAGGACGCCAGCATACAGGCTGTGTGCAACGCTATGTGGACGGCAGACATCAAGACAGCATATGAAACATTTGTGGACGCACAGGAGGTATAATCATGGCTAACACATATACATGGGACTTCCCGACACTGGATGTCCACAACACTGCACAAAATGGTCACGACGACGTGATTCAAACTATTCACTGGCGTGTAACCGCAGTCAGTGACTCTGAACAAGACGCAGACGGCAACTACCTGACTGCCAGCATGTACGGCACAGCAGGTGTAGCTACGCCCGAAGCAGATGACCCCGACTTCGTTGCGTTTGATAGCGTGACAAAAGACTGGTGCAAGACCAAGACCCTTGCCAGCCTCGACAAGACTGAGGCAGAGGTACAGGCAATGCTCGACACACAAATCACTGAAAAGGCAACTCCCGCTATGGGCAATCGCCTTCCGTCATCTTGGTAAGGGAGTAACTATGACTGACAACGTAATCACAATTAACGGCAAAGACTATGCGCCGGAAGACATGGATGAGCAGCAGACCTATATGATTAACCAGATTCGTTCCTGCCAACAAAAGGCTGCGAACATCCGCTTTGAACTCGACCAAGTGCAAGCTGCACAGAACGTGTTCACCAATGAACTTATTAAGTCCGTGCAAGAGCAGACTGACAAGGACGAAGCTGCAGAGGTAGCATAACATGGCATACTTGGGTAAAACACCATCTCAGGCTGTACGCAGTCGATACTACTTCACTGCGTCAGGCGGTGAGACATCACTTTCGCCATCGGAAGTGACCAGCCTGTCGTTCACGGATGCGAACTACGTAGACGTGAGCCTGAATGGTGTTGCCCTCGTAAGTGGCACAGACTACACAGCCACGCCATCCACGAACACGATTAGTGGCCTCGCTGCCTTGACTGCATCGGATGTGGTCGAGATTGTCGTCTACGATACGTTCAGCGTATTTGGTGGTAATGTTAATGGTGACTTCAATATCAGTGGCGGTGACCTGACACTTGGCGACAACGACAAGGCCGTGTTTGGTGCTGGGTCTGATTTGCAGATTTATCACGACAGCAATAACAGCTATATTACAGAAGGCGGCGACCAAACTGGAGACTTGTTTATACGAGCAAGTAACCTAAAGCTGACAAACGCTTCTGGTGACTTTTTCCTTTGGGGCCGTAATGCTGACAGTGTTCGACTTTATCATAACAATGCGCAGAAGCTAGAAACCACCGCCACCGGCATCGACGTGACTGGCAACGCTACGTTTGATGACAATGGCAAGGCCATCTTCGGTGCTGGGTCTGACTTGCAGATTTATCACAACGGCACTGATAGTTATATTGATGATGCTGGCACTGGTGATTTATACATCAGGGCTTCAGATGACTTACGATTACAAGTGAGAAATGATACTAATACTGCGTGGGTTTCTTCTGTTATTGCTAATGATGGCGGGGAAACTAGCCTTCACTATAATGGTACAAAGAAAATCTACACCACCTCCTCCGGCATCGACGTGACCGGCACTGTGACGGCTGATGGGCTGACTGTTGAAAATACTTCATCGGCAACTGCAAGTCTTGTTGCATATGCGGGTACTCAAGATGCAGAAGTGCAAATTGTTGCGGCCCGTGGGAATGTGTCCGGCCCTGACAGCCGACTAAAGTTTTACACAAACAACGGCACATCACTTGTTCAGCGGGTGGACATTGATGACACAGGCGACATCTCGTTCTACGCCGACAACGGCACCACGCAAGGTTTCTTCTGGGATGCCTCGACGCAGCGGCTTGGACTGGGCAACACCAATCCTGCTACTACCCTCGACGTAACCGGCACTGTGACGGCTGGGGCTGGCACACATACGTTTGGCGATGGCACAGGAACATCCCAACTTGTCTTGCTTGCTGGTACAACTGGAAACTCAACGCTGGACTTTGGCGATTCTGCTGATAGCAACATCGGGCGTATTGAGTATGAACACACTAACGATGCGCTGACATTTCGCACGAATAACAGCGAGAGGGTCCGCATCACATCGGACGGCAACGTGGGCATCGGGACTGCTAGTCCCGACAATGTAAACGGCCTGACCAAAGGTGGTACGCACCTGATGGTCAACAACGACAGCGGTGGCGCAAGGCTTAATGTCGAAGGCAGCACAGATGCCCGGTTGCATATGGTGGACACTGGGGCGTCGGCAAATCAAAAGACGTATCTGACCAAAGTCGATGGCGGCAATTACACCATCAGCCTTGAAAACGACGCTGGTTCTGCAAGCGAAAGGCTCCGCATCGACAGCAGCGGCAACGTGATGTTCCAAACAACTAACCAAGATGCCAACGTTGACGCTTCAAGTGGGGTAACTCAGTTTTCCTTTAGGGCGGCAGATGGTCTAAGGGCATCAACCAGCGGAAGTCATTACTTTAATAAGTTTAGTGACGGCACCATTATTGTTTTCAGAGGGCAAGGAACCGATGAAGGCAACATCAGTATTAGTGGCACAACCATATCTTACAACGGTGGCCACCTTGCACGTTGGTCACAGGCCACAGACGGCAACCGCATCGACGGCCTCGTCAAAGGCACCGTAATGACCAACCTCGACCAGATGGCGGTGTGGCATCACGAGGCGCAGCCAGCCACCTATTACGAGGAAGGCGACGAATTGCCCGAAGGCGTGTCGGTTGGCGACGAAAAGACACCGGCTGTTGCGGCCTATGACGAAGACAACGAGCAGCTTAACTGTATGGCCGTGTCGTCTGTCGAGGGTGACACAAACGTGGCTGGCGTATTCGTCAACTGGGATGATGACGACACCGACTTCACCGCCGACATGAACGTCGCAATGACCGGCGATATGGTCATCCGCATTGCCAGCGGCACCACTGTGGCACGAGGCGACTTGCTGATGTCAGCCGGTGACGGCACTGCCAAGCCGCAGGGCGATGACATTGTTCGCAGTAAGACGATTGCGAAGGTGACCAGCACAAATGTTTCACATACCTATGACGATGGCAGCTACCTTGTGCCGTGCGTCCTGATGGCCTGTTAAGGAGTAAACGATGGCATTCGGTACACTCAAAGCAGACACCCTGACCCACTCGACTGCGGGTTCGCTGGCTACGAATTTTGTTGTCGGAGGAAGCGCAAAAGGATGGGTTAATTTTGATGGCAGTGCGTCTTCTCTTTCAGCGAGGGGGTCACTGAACATAAGTAGTTTTACCGACCATGCTGCTGGTGAATACACCACAACCTTAACAAATGCTTTTGACAGCACAGATAATATGGCTCCAGTTGGCAGTAACGGAAATACTACTACTGACCCTGCAAATGCTTTTACATCGTGTGTTGCCGTGACAACATCTACTACTCGTCACGAAATTTATTCAGGTAGCAACACGAAGGCGGACAGAAGTTTTGTTCATATTCTGTATCACGGAGACCTCGCATGACGCCTGACTTCACCGGCACACATCTGTGGGACAGGCTCTGTTGGGCAAAGGAAAACCTTGAGCCGTACCAGTCTGACTACCGGGTTGTCTACGAGGACAGCATCGACGAGTGCGCCAAGATACTGGTTCCTGACCCTAACTGGATGGCGTGTGCATTGCAGGGTGGCATCTTACCGCCTGTGTGGGTGTATCACGAACTTGCAAAGGATGAAGCCCAGCCCGACTTCAAGCGGCACACCCGTGGCTACCTGCTGCACGAGACACCGCCTGTTGGCCCAATGACCGAAGAACAGGCCATTGAATACCTGATTATGAAAGATTGCCCACAGTCTGTGTGGAAGACTTGGGATGAGGGCAACCGCCCGAAGATGGTAATCTGCAAGAAAGAGCAGTTGCCAGCAACACGTGAGTGGAGAAACGCATGGCGCATCTCCGACGACTTAGACCTAGCAGCATAAGGAGTAAACTATGGCTGTAACAACCTACATCGTAGACAAGGACGGGAACCAGATTGACGCTTCCACGGCTACCGTTCCATCTGACCGTGCCTTTCGTGGTGCATGGTCTCTGAACGGAAGCGTCATCTCTGAGGACATGACTAAGGCCAAAGAAATCTTCAAGGACAAGGTTCGTGAAGTTCGCAAGCCTTTGCTCGACGCCGAAGACGTAACGTACATGAAGGCACTTGAGGCTGGTGACACGGACGCACAGGCTGCATCTGTAGCTGCCAAGAATGCTCTTCGTGATGCACCTGCCGCTGCTGCAATCGACGCTGCAACTGACATTGCAGGTCTCAAGGCAGCTTGGGATGCAGACACTCTTGGCGACTCGCCCTACGCATAAGGA